TGGCGATGATAGTGTACACGAACATTTTAGTAAATTATATAATGTATCTTATGAAGATTCTAAGTCTATGACTTTTAAATATTTGTACGGCGGAGTACCTAATGATATAGCAAAAACTCACGAATTTTTTGGTAAAGTTAAAAAATATTATACTAATTTATGGTCACGTTTTAACAAAGATAAAGTTTTATTAACTAATATTTATAAGAGAAGAATAACATTAAATAAAAAAGACTTTTATCCTTCAAAACTTTTTAATTATATGATACAAAGTTTAGAAACCGAAAGAAATATTTTAGTGTTAAAAAGTTTATTAAAAGAAACAAAAGACTTCGAAAGTAAGTTAGTATTATATCATTACGATAGTTTTTTGTTTGACTATAATAAAAACGATGGAGATAAATTTGTTGAAATTGTCCAAAACGAGTTACAGAGAGATGGATTCCCTGTCAAGATGAAACGAGGTAAGAACTACGATGAACTCATTTGATAAACTGCTTACCAACATATCTTGGATGTATGATAAAGGATATCCTGATTTCAATATAAAAGAAGATAGAGAAATATTATATAAGTATCTTCTATCTATAGGATTTCCACACTCTGATGTTATAGATTTGTCTGAAAGATTTATTGATGAATCAGATGCATCTGAGAAAGCAAAAAAGTTAGGATTAAAAAATATTAGTGGTCCGTGGTATAGCAAAACCGGTGAAAAGCCTGCTACACATAAATCTTCTGAAGGTGATATTGTACCTCTTAGTGTCAAAAAGAAAACCGATAAGACAAATACGAAGGTTACTAACTATGGACGAGGCGGAGAAGAAAAAGACGAGATTGATGCCAAAGTAGAAAAACAAAAAGAAAAATATGCAAAGAAAGGTTTAGATGAATTTGGTAAACCTACAGGAGAACCTAAAAATCCTAATTTAGATAAAGACGTTACAGGAAAAGTAGGACCTACAGGTGAAAAAGTAGAAGTCTTAAAAGTACACAATGGACTTGATAATGTTAATGCAGGAGTTCAAGAATCAAACGTTATTCCTGATGAAGATAAGAAAAATATAAGTTCTGCTATTAAAAAGATTAAAGAAGAAAAAGTAGAAACAATGACAAAAGATGAGATAGAATCATTGAGGAGATGGGTAGCAGTAAAAGACCAATCAGGACAACCTGAAGAAGAGAAACGAAGTGCTGAATTTTACATAGCAGATGTAAGTCCGAATGATTGGAGATTTGGTAAAAAAAGTGTAGGTGCCGGACAACCAGCAAGAGAAGCAAGAAAAAAAGCAACAATGACAGGCGGAAAAGGTAAAGCACCATATGATGAAATAGTAAAATTAGCAGATGCAGTTGGATTAAAAATGGCATCACCTACTAATTCAAGAACTACTTCAAAGATGATGGCTCCTACAGCAATAAATGGAAAGAGAAAAGAAGAAGAAATTACGGTAGACAGAAAAGGTAAAAAAATTGTAAGTGCAACTATTGCAGGCCAAACACATACTAAAAAACCCGTACCAAAAATAAGTGCTGTAGAAAAAGCTTTGATAGGAAAAGGTATGGACGCTGATGAGGCGAAGAGAAAAGCAAGAAGCGTAGTAATAGGTATAAAAAGATATAATGACCAAATAGATTTATTAGCAGAACAAGAAGGTAAATTAGAAGTAGTTGATTATGGTGATACAAGCACTACTGAAGGTAAAAAGACTGCAATTAATCAATGTTTACAAGACTTAGCAAATACATTAGAGAAAAAATTAGAAAGTACTACACCTCCTCATCCACCATTATCAAGAAGCCATTATGAGATATCAAAATTAATTAGAAATATAAAAAATCCATTAGAAGACCCTGAATGGGATAACTTATCATTTGAAGAACAACAAAAAAGAGCAGAACAATTCAATGAAGATATGGGTAATATATTAGTAGAGATGAATGCTTCAGGTGATATGATGACTTCACGTGCTGAAGTAGCAGAAGCTATAACTTATATGCACAGATTATCACAAGGATTTACTGCTATTTTACCATCATCTGAAACTTTTAAAGTAACTGATGTTTATGCTATAAAAGACCCGGGTGATACAAAAGACCCTGAAAAATTAGCAGAATCAATACAACAGGTATTAGTTAGTATTGAAGTATCAGGTGGTGAAAGTGTAAAGTTTGATGGAGGAGCGAGGTCTTCTTCTGCTGGTAAAGTATCGTTAACCGTTTATAAGAATAAAGGCACACGAAAATCTATAAACGATTTACTTGATACATATGATAAGGTTTACAATGGACCTGAGTATCCACCAAGTGATGCGGTTATAAAAGAGTTAGACAACGTAAGAGATGCGACTAAAACTCAAGTTGTAAATGATGGTATTATGACAGAAGAAGAATATGATAAGATTTACAACGCAGGATTAGAAACAGGTGAAAAAGCTTTTAATACATTTATGAAAAAAGCAGGGAACAAAGGAGACCTTGAAAAAGCAGGGTTTACTGAAGATGATTTGAGAAGAGTTAAAGAAAGTTTTATGAAACATTGTGGTCATGGAAAAGTAATGGCAGGAATAAATAATCGTGATACAGAATACAATAAGTTTAATAATGTTGCACACAAGATATCAGGATTCAAAAAAGATAAAGAAACAAAAGAGGTTGTCAAAAAAGGTAAATATAAAACCGTAGAGGCAGATGGTATAAATACTATTTCAGGAATGGATTTTAGTTGTGACCAAGGATTTAGTATTGCATCACCTCCAAAGAAAAAGATAAGTCCTGAAAACACTAATCCATCAGCAATCATAGCTTTAGACGCGCGAACAGGAAAAAAAGTTAACTAATGATAGATTCACAATTACTTTGTACTTTCTCTAACAAGAAAGAAATTACCGAAATGGTTCTTATTATCAAAGAGTCCGCGCCTCTTTCTATGAGAAAAGTGTATGTCTTACAAAAAGAAGATAACCCGAATGAATTGATGTTAACTTACAATGTGAAGAAATCAGATACATCAGGATTTTTGCCTAATACAATTCTTCTACATCGAAAGAAAGAAACAAATACATTGTATACAATCAACGCAGTCAATTATATTATCAAGGAAGCAAACAACGGAGTGTTAGATACATCATATAGATTACAATGGCAAAACTATCGTAATTCAATTTTATTGACAAATAAACAAGGTTTAAATATTATAAACACACGATTAAAAGAAATAATTGATTTAGAAAAATAAATTAACGTTTTCAAATTTTACTTCATATTTATATATGAATGGTTACAGAAGTAACAATTAACAAATTAATAATTAACTATTAGGAGATATCAAATGGATATTAGCGCAATCAAAAAACGGTTAGAACAACTTCAAACTTCTAACACTCGCACTTCAAATTTATGGAAACCACAACCCGGAAAACAAGTAGTCCGTGTAGTACCTTATCAATTTAACAAAGAGAATCCTTTTCAGGAAATTTTCTTTCATTATGATTTAGGTGGCAAAACTTATCTTTCTCCAATCACATATGGTCGTCCTGACCCGATTGAAGAGTTTGCACAAAAACTACGTTCAAGTGGTAACAAAGATGATTATCAGATAGCAAGAAAACTTATGGCAAAGATGAGAACTTTTGCACCTGTAGTCGTTAGAGGTGAAGAATCAGAAGGCGTTAGATTTTGGGGTTTTGGTAAAACCGTTTATCAAGAACTTTTATCTGTAATTGCAGACCCTGATTATGGTGACATCACAGATGCAATGAATGGCCGTGATATTACGGTTGAATTTGTTTCAGCTGAAGATGCAGGAAAATCTTTTCCTGTAACTACAATCAGAGTTAAACCTAATCAATCACCTGTCACAGAAGATGATAAACTTCTTGACAAGATTATCAACGAACAACCAAACATTCAAGAGATGTATGCAGAAAAGACTTATGAAGAACTTACTGAAATCTTAAATACTTGGTTGACTCCATCTGAAGATGAAGAAGGTAAAGAGGTTGATGGGATGTCTGTAACTAATGAAGTTCTTTCAAAGAAGACCGTGAAAGATACTTCAGAAGCGTTCGACCAACTCTTCAATAAATAACATAAACACAAACATAGGGCGGGTTCTTACTCGCCCTTTTTTGATTAAGGAGTTAGCATGGCTAAAACTGACAAAGATGGCTTGGCGAATATCTTAGCCGATAGTCTAAATAAAAAATTTAAAAATTATAAAGTAGCATACTTTCTTGATGGTAGTGATTCAACACCTACAGACATAAGAGAGTTTTTATCTACAGGTTCAAGTATCTTAGATTTGGCTATTTCAAATAGACCTAATGGCGGTATTGCTGTTGGTCGTATAACTGAAATCAATGGATTAGAATCAAGTGGTAAATCTTTACTTGGTGCTCACATACTCGCAGAGACTCAAAAGAAAGATGGTGTTGCAGTTTATATAGATACTGAAACAGCAGTTAGTGAAGAGTTTCTACAAGTGATTGGTGTTGATAATAAGAAAATGTTATATCTACATCTTGAAACCGTAGAAGATATTTTCGAAGCTATCGAAGAGATTGTTACTAAGGTTCGTGAAAGTGATAAGAATAGATTAGTAACTATATTAGTCGATTCAGTTGCTGCGGCATCTACTAAGTTTGAAGTTGAAGCAGACTTTGATAAAGATGGTTATGCTACTCATAAAGCAATCATCATATCAAAAGCACTACGTAAGATTACTCAAATGGTCGGCAGACAACGTGTAGCACTTGTATTTACTAATCAGTTAAGACAAAAACTTGGTGTAATGTTTGGAGACCCTTGGACTACTTCAGGAGGTAAAGCATTACCATTTCATTCATCAACTCGTATTCGCTTAAAGAATAAAGGTCAAATTAAAGATAAGAAAAACAATACTATTGGTATGAAGATTATCGCTCAGGTTATAAAAAATCGTTTAGGGCCACCTTTGAGAAAAGCAGAGTTTCCTTTATATTTTGATAAAGGCATTGATGATAAAGCATCTTGGTTACAAGTTATGTCGGAGTATAAACTTGTTAAACAAGCAGGTGCTTGGTATACTTATGTATACAAAGATAATGAGATTAAATTTCAATCAAAAGACTTTAATAAAGTTTTATCAGAAAACGAAGGTCTTGAAGAAACAATCTATAACGAAGTTTGTAATAAACTAATACTACAATACGATACTACTGCACTCGGAATTGATGATGTTGTCGAGACCGATGAAGTTATCGATGATATGTAGAAGGAGACATAAATGAAAATCTTAGTAACAGGAGGAGCAGGATTCGTAGGAACTAATCTTGTGAAATCATTATTGAAAAAACACGAAGAAATAGATATTCAAGTTTTGGATAATTTCTCTACAGGATTCAAACATAATATGGTTGAAGATGATAGAGTAAAATATCACGAATTTGACGTAGCAGATTATTTCTTTGATAATCGTCTAAATGATATTTTAGGTGATTGGAAACCTGACACTATTTACCATCTTGCGGCATTAGCAAGAATACAACCATCATTTACTGAACCTAAAAATACGTTTGCGGCTAATACTATTGGCACACAAAACATATTAGAGTGGGCGAGACAAAATGGTAATATTCAAGTCGTCTATGCTGGTTCAAGTTCTTCACACGGAGACATATATGCTAATCCATATACTTTCTATAAGTACAATGGAGAGATGTTAGTTGAGTTGTATTCTAAAATATATGACTTGCCTACAGCTATATGTAGATTCTATAATGTTTATGGAGAACATATGATACCTGCAGACAATCCTTATGTTGCAGTGGTAGCAATTTTTGATAAACAGAAATTGAACAACGAACCATTAACCGTTACAAATGATGGTGAACAAAGAAGAGACTTCACACACGTTTTAGATATATGTGGTGGATTGATGGCGTGTCAAGGAAGAACTGATTTGAAAGCTGAATACTTTGAATTGGGTAGTGGTAGAAATCATAGTATAAATGAATTGGTTACAATGTATAAATCAGATAGTGTTAACATAGGTCCAAGACCAGGTGAAATGAGAACAACACTTTGTACTGATACAAAAGCACACGAAGTATTAGGATGGAAACCGACACGTAATTTAGAAGATTATATAGCAGATAAAGTTAAGGAAGCGAATGAACAAGCGATACTTGAGTCTGCTTGACGAAATAAAAAGCAACCCATCTAAGCCGATGAAGTTAAATGACCATGTGTTAGTAATAGATGGTCTAAATAACTTTATTAGATGTTTTAGTGCTATACCTATGATGAGTGATAATGGAAATCACATAGGCGGATTGATAGGATTCTTGAGGTCTTTAGGTTATATTATAAAACTTATCAGGCCTACAAGAATCCTAATCGTGTTTGATGGCAAAGGTGGTTCTCAAAAAAGAAAGAAAATATATCCTGAGTATAAAGCAGGTCGTGCTTTTAAAGGATTAAATAGAAAAGTTTCTTTCGGGAGTCTTGATAATGAACGAACATCAATGTTTCAACAGATGACAAGATTGCAAGAGTATATGGATTGTTTGCCTTTACAATATTTTTCGCTTGACCATATGGAAGCAGATGATGTAATTTCTTATGTAGCTACTAAGGGAAAGTTTAGCCGTTGTACCATAATGTCTACGGATAAAGACTTTCTACAATTAGTTAATGACAACGTGAATGTGTATAGTCCTTCTAAAAAGAAGTTATATACTACAGAAACTTTGATGGAAGAGTATGACATCCATCCTGAAAACTTCTTGATGTATAGAATGATAGACGGAGATAAATCTGATAACATAAATGGAGTTAGAGGTATAGGATTAAAAACTTTGATGAAGATTTGTCCTGAGATTTCTGATACGCCAATGAGTTTAAGTGAAGTGGTTAGTAGAGATAATAGGTTACAAGATAATTTAGACATTTTAAAAAGAAATTTTGAATTAATGCAACTTAATGATATAATTATAAGTGGCAGTTCAAAACAAAAAATTCTTGACTTTGTAGAACAATCGCCTAACTCTTTAAATAGTTATAAGTTTCGTCAAATGTATGTTGAAGATGGCTTTTCAAATGAGATACAAAACTTAGAAATATGGTTACGAGAAAATTGGGCCACTTTAGATAATCTTTCGAAAAATGGGTAGAAAACTAAAATATAAAACTGAAGAAGAAAAACGTAAAGCACAATTAAAATGGTCGCAGAACTATTACTTAAAAAATAGAGAAGACGTTTTAAATAAAGCACGTACACGTTATCGTAACAAAAAAAATATTCAGATGAAAAAGGAATTATATGGCGAACAATGAGAAATTGACACACTTTGGGCCAACGTTTCAATCAAAGGTCATTTCTTCACTATTAAGTGATAATCAGTTTATAGGTCAAATATCAGATATAATGGATTCAAATTATTTTGAATCAGACTCAAATAAGTTTTTAGTCAAAAACATAATGGAATATTTTATAGAGTATAAAAATGTTCCTACACTTGAAGTATTGAAAATAAAAACTGATGAGATTCAAAATGATGTATTAAAAGTTGCTGTTGTTGAAAGTCTAAAAGAATCTTGGAGATACATAGAAGCAACTGACTTACAATTCGTCAAAGAAAAAGTTATTGATTTTTGTAAAAATCAAACTTTAAAAAATGCTATCATAGAGAGTGTTACTTTACTTGAGAATAAAGATTATGATAGTATAAAAAAGATTATTGATGATGCTTTGAGAGCAGGACAAGATAGAAGTCTCGGACACGAATATTTAGAAGGACTTGAAGAGAGATTGACTAATTCTTCAAGAGATACAATCAAAACAGGATGGGATACCTTAGATGAAATAATGGATGGTGGATTAGCAGGAGGTGAATTAGGAGTTGTAGTAGCGCCTGCAGGTATTGGTAAGTCTTGGACATTACAAGCATTAGGTGCTAATTGTGTACGTAAAGGAATGAACGTAGCACATTATACTTTAGAGTTAAACTCACAATATGTTGGTCTACGATATGATACAATATTTACAGGTATACCAACAGGTAATTTAAAATTTTATCAAGAAGATGTTGAAAAGAAATTAAAAACTTTAGATGGATATCTGTTAATAAAATATTATCCAACAAGAACAGCATCAGTACAAACACTTGCGGCACATCTTAAACAGATGGAGTTACAAGATAAGATGCCTGATATGGTGATTGTTGACTATGCTGATATTTTAAAGCCGATGGGTAATTTTCAAGAACGAAGACATCAACTTGGTAATATCTATGAAGACTTGAGAGGTATGGCGGGTGAATATGATATTCCTGTTTGGACCGCTTCTCAAGCAAATCGTTCAGCATTAGAAGAAGATGTGATTGACGCAAGTAAAGTAGCTGAAGATTATAGTAAGGTGATGACTGCTGACTTTGTTATAAGTATGAGTCGTAAGGTAGAAGATAAAATAGCAAACACAGGTAGATTTCACGTAATCAAAAACAGATTTGGTGTCGATGGTATCACGTTTCCAGCAACAATAAACACTAATACAGGACACATACAAATATTCGATAAGCAGACTCAACAAGGAAAAGACGTACAAGGTAAGATGAATAATCACGATGAGTATTTGAGAAAGACTCTCGGTCAGAAATATCAAGATTATAAGACAAAAGATATGAAAGGCTTTGATTAAATCGTGTATATATTCTAATTATAGATGTTACGGGCGAGATACAATAAGGATACAATAAATGGACAAATTTAAACTTTCAGATAATTTTATTAACGGATATAAACGGAAAAAAGCACCATTCGGTTTTAATGGTCTTGGTGAATTAGTTTATATGAGAACCTACTCAAGAATCAAAGAAGATGGTAAGAATGAACGATGGTGGGAGACGGTTCAGCGTGTTGTAGAAGGTACTTACAATATGCAAAAGAATTGGATTGAATCACACCAATTAGGGTGGAATGCGTGGCAAGCTCAAAAGAGTGCTCAAGATATGT